TGTCATCCGCGTTGGACGCCATGATGACCCGGGTCGTGCAGGTGTAGTTCCCGAGGCCCTCGGGGAGATCGGAAGGCGGGCGGGCCGAGTCCACGACCACGATGCACCGCGGCAGGTCCATCGTCGAGGCCGAGTCCCCGGTGTAGAAGTTGACCCCCGTCAGGCCGTCGTCCAGGGCGAGCTGCGCCGCGACGATGCCTTCCACGATGTGCCTGATGCTCTTGGTTCCCATCTTACCCTTGGTTGAAGCGGCTAACGTCCCGCTCAATCTGCAAGCGGATTTGCTCTGCCAGATGCTTCTCCGTCTGGACCATCGCGAGGCCGGGGGCGTTGACGCGGGAGGCGATGGAGTCGGTGTCCCCGATGCGGTTGCCGATCACCACGTTGAAGTTGGTCGGGCTAAAGTTGGTCGTCTGATACCCTGCCGAGCCGCCATGCCGCTTAATGAACCGGGCGATTTCGCGGACGCCGCCGACCGTCCCCTGGGTCCCCTTCTTCTTCGGCTTGGGCAGGGTCTGCATGACCCGCCACCAGCCCGACTTGAGACGGCCCACCATGTTCGACCGCTCCTTGATGTAGTTTGAGAGTGCCGTCATACTCTTGACCAGATAATAGCCCACCGGGCTCGACGGCTTGGAGATACGCATCCGCCCGCCGCGGGTCTTCTTCAGATTGTCATGGACCTTGCGAAGTTCGTTGGCCTCCAGACCAATCGTCAACTTCTTGACCTCCGTCATCGAGTAGGTCGCGAAGTAGTTGCGGGCCTTGTAGTAGCCCCGCACCGGGTCCGGGTCGTTGACGATCTTGCTCACAATCTCGCCCTCCCACGGGACGTTCTTGGCCTCGGCCTGCGCGTCGAAGTACTCCGACATCCGCCCAAGGCGGGCCGCCGTCGCGATGCGGTGCAGCAGGATGCCCGGGCCCGTTTTCTTTTTCCGAGCGTCAAGGGCCTTAAAGATGCGGTTGATGTCGCGGGTCAACGCCCCGACCCCGGCGTTTTCAGCATCCTTGGTCGTGCCCTCAAACGAGCCGTCCACGAAGGGCGGGGTGTACCACATGGTATTCCGGCATAGCCAAGCGGCGGCAGACAGGGAGGTGTACTCCATCGACCAGCCGGCCTCGCGGGCGAACTCCTCCAGCCCCGTGTTGAACTTCGCCAGACTCTCCGGGGTGACGTTGGCCGCGAACACGGCTTACTGATCGTCGTCAACGACCTGGAGCGTCACCCACGCCGACCCGGGCTTGTAGGTCTGCCCCGTCACCCTCAAGTTCTTGCCCCCCGCCACGAGTTTCTTCCCGAGGCCAAGGGAGGCCACCACCGACCCGCCGCTAACAACGGCCCCAGATGCCCCATTTGACCCGTCTGGGAGGGTCCAGGAGGCGTCGGAAGCCGCCAGACGGACAGAGTGCTGGGTCTGGGTCACAAACCCCCCCGCCTCGAAAGTCTGCGTCACCGCCGGGTCCGACAGCAGGCACTTGAAAGTCAAGGCCCCGGAGTCCGCAGACCCCGCCACCCCGAAGTCCGCGATCATCTCCTTGGCGTCAGGCAGAAACTCGGCGTAGAGGGTCATCCTACCCTTGGGCGGCTTGGCAAAAAAAGAGGCCCCCAAGCGGGGGCCCCGTTCCACCATTCAGGCCGCTATTAGGCGGTCTTGAGGCGCACCAGCGAGCCGGCGCGGCCCACGGCAGCACCGAACAGGAGCGTGGCCGTGATGTTGTAGAGGCCGGACTGCTCCTGGCCCATGATGACCTGGACGGACAGACCCGTGTCGGCGTCGGTCGCGTTGGCGACTTCCCAGCCGGGGATCTCGGTCATCGGCAGAGCCGAGGCGACCGCGATGGAATCTGCGCCGCAGGCGAAGCCCGCGAGATTCTCGCTGTTGTCAGGAAGACCGGCGAACTGATAGACGTTCGCACCGGCGAGCTGGCCGATGTTGCCGGACTGAACGACGGCAGCGCCGAAGCCGTTGGCCCCCACGATGGAGGAGTCCGAGCGGAGGTCGGCGATGTACTTGCTGTTCAGGACGAGGGCGCGGGGCTGGGCAGCACCGGCGTCGTCGAGGGTCTTCTGAGCGGCGACCGCTTCGGCGTACGACAGGTCAGCACCGGTGACGGTGTTGGCGGCGTAGTTCGCGTTCAGGATCAGGGCGGCCACTTCGTCGAGGCACTTCTGCGAGAGCGCGTTGGCGGCGGTCACGGCGAAGTTCTGGAAGAAGGACATCCCGTACTCGCGGATGTTGAGGGGGGAGACGCGGGTCGACACCTTGAAGTGCTTCAGGGTGACGTCGGCCTTGGTGACCGTCGCGTCGTCCTGGGTGAGATACCCGGACGCGCCGAACTCGGTCGCGCTGGAGGTCCCGATCAGGGGGACCTGGATGGTCTTGCCCTGGCCCGAGATGGACGAGGAGAAGACGCTGGAGAAGCCCGAAAGTACGGGCAACTTGTACTTGATTGAACCGATCACCGAATCCGCGAGGACGCTGGGGCCGGCCTGGATGCTGTTTGCCATAGTAGGTTAGGAGGTAGGAGGGTTAGGGAAAGTTCAGGAGACGCGCAGGGCGGCCATGATGGCGGCCTTGTGGGCGTTGAAGAAGGCGGTGCGCTCGTCCCCCTTCAGGGCGAGGTACTTCTCCACGATGCTGCGGTCGTCGGCCACGGCCTCGACGCTGTCAGCGGGGGAGACTTCCACCGGGGCGACGCCGACGCTGGCGGCGATCTTCGCGGCCTCGGCGGAGGCGGTCACCTTGGCGGCGTCCATCTCGGCGAGCTTGGCGGAGAGTTCCGCGACGAGCTTGTCGGCGGACTCGACGGCGGTGGTCAGTTCGGCGATGCGACCGTCCTTGACGGCGGCCTCGGCCTTGAGGGTTTCGAGTTCAGCGGCGGCCCCGACCGTCAGCTTTTCAACGGTGGCGCGAAGGTCGTCGCGCTCGGCGAGGACGGCGGCGGACTCGGATTCAATCTTTGCGAGCTGTTCTTCAATGGTCATCTTATCTTTGGAAGTGTTGGCAAGTTAGAACTTGGAGAGGGCCTCGCGGAAGGAGTCGGCCAGACCTGTCACCAGACCACGCGCTGCGGCCTGACGACCCGAGAAGACCTGCCCTTCCATGTCGGCATCCTGGACGTGCGAGCGCACCGCCTTCACCGCGGAGCGGAAGTCGCCGTGGATCTCGTCCACGCCGGCCTGGAGGTTCGCCACCTGCTCGTCCGAGAGGGACGTGCCCTCAAGTCCGGCGGCCTTGAACTTGCCCGCCTTGATGACCTTCATCTCGACCCCCATCTGCTTGTATGCTTCGGTCAGGTCGGGGACCACCAGATAGACGCCAACGCTGCCCACCGTCGAGGACGGGGAAGCAAGCACCTGGTCGGCCTGCGAGCCGATCCAATAAGCCGCCGACGCCATCTCGGTGTCGGTGTAGGCCATCGTCGGCAGGGAGATGTCGCGCACCTTCTTCGCCAACTCCTCGACCCCCGTCACCGTCCCGCCAGGGCTGGAGATGTGGAAGGCGATGCGGTTCACGTTGGGGTCCTCCTCGAAGACGTCGATGGCGTCCGCGATGTCGTCCACGTCCACCGCGCCGACCATCTTCTCAAGGGGGGAAAGACCCTTGCCGATGACCCCGGACACGGGGATGACGCCGACGCCGTCCATGACGTACGCCTCCGGGCGTGCGCCCAGAAGCTTGGAGATCATGTCCGAGAAGCCGAACTTCTCGGCGACCGCGGCGAAGTCCTGCGCCTTGGCAGGGTCGATGAGGAGGGACTCGCGGCCCTTGAGGCCGTTATTCAGGAAGCGCATCGGTGGTGGGTTCGGTTGAGGTGACGTTGAGGGCCCCGGGCTGGATGCCCGTGGGCTTGTAGAGCATCTCCAGCGGCAGGCCGTACTTCTCCGCGAGGGCGGCGATGTACTTCATGTCCTGCGCCCGCTTCTCCATCTCGGTGCGGAAGTCGAGGCCGCGCTGGCTGTAAAGTTCCGACATCGAAAGGAGGCCGAGCTCGACGTCCGCCCGGTCCTGCGCGGCTTCGCGGCCTGCGTCAACGGTGACGGACTTCGGGGTCGTCCAGGACGTGACGTTCCACATCGGGTCGTCAGGTATCTCGCCTTTGGCGATGCCGTCCCCGATGATGTAGCCCCACGTCGGGATGCAGAAGGAGTCGATGAGGACCGTCTGGTACTTGCCAAACACCCGCGCCGCCTTCGCCGTGATGAGCCGGACAGACGCCCCGCCGATCTTGCTCGGGTCGTTGACGAACTCGTAGGGCAGCACGCCCATGCTGACGTCCTTCTCCAGCGCAGCCAGAAAGCCCGTGAAGGTGGGGTTTGGGCGGTTCGACGAGAAGGACTGAAAGTCCTCGCCGGGGGCGAGCGCGATGAGCTTGCCGCCCATCTGCGCCGAAAGGTTGTCCAGGGAGCCGGAGGAGTTCCCGCCAAGTTCAAAGGCCATGTCCCCGTCCACCACGCCGCCGTCCTTCTTGATGACGCGGGTCACGTCGGAGTTGTCCTTCACCGCCATCTTTTCGAGGGCGAGGATTTCCATCTCGTCCTGGATGGAGTTGATGGAGTGCTGGAGCATCGGCACGCCGCGCGCGCCGCTCGCGTACTCATGGTCCACGACGTGCATCATGGCCGTCGCAAGGATCTGCCGGCTTGTGCCGTCCGAGCGGATGACGTTGTAATAGGTCAACTCGCCGAACTTGCCGAAGCCCACGCCGTCCCATTGTCCGGCAGGCGGCTCGACGTTGGGGTCGTCCGCTACGCGGTGCGCCTCGATGAGCTGCACCTTGGGCGCGCCCGAGCCGTTCCGCACCTTCGCGGCGAAAGCGTCGCCGTCGCGGACCATCGCCCGCAGAAGCACGCCTTGGCATTGATAGAAGGAGAAGCGGTTGGTGATGTCCAGCCGCTTGGTCTTCTCATGGAAGTAGTCCTCGTACCGCTTCGCCACCTCGGGGTCTGAGGCGTGCGACTGCGGACGGATGCCGTCCGGGCCGACGCTGTAAAGCACCATGTCCCCGACGATCTGCCGGAACAGGCCGGAGTTGCGCTCCGCCCACCGGCACTTCTTCACCATCGCAAGGCGGTCGTAGGGCTTCAGGTCGCGGCGTAGGTCCTGCGGAGCCGCCCCGAAGATGATGCGGCGTTGATGCGTCGCGCCGACGCTCTGCCAATCACCGTATCCGGCCTGCGGCTTCGGCGTGCCCTTCGGGGCCTCCGTCTTCTTGCGGGGGGTCGTCTTGCGTCGGGGGGCCATAAGTCAGTCCTGACGGCTCTGCCAGGAGTTCGAGATCACCGTCCGGCGGACGCCGTAGGTCGAAGGGTCGAGCCGTGAAAGGGCGAACATGGCCTCCGACAGCATCTCCTTGGGAGGCATCGCGAACTGCTTGGACGCCGACGAGCCGCTGTCCGAGTAGCTCATCAGGGTCTTGCCCTCGGTGATGAGGGCCACCGCCTTCGCCTTGATGTCCAGGAGTTCGCACTCCGTCAGTCCGATGAAGATGCCGCTTGCCATTTAACTTGGGCGGGATGGCAAGGAGTGACGGGCCCCGCGTTCCATGCCCGTGTTCTCACCAACAACGACGCCACGGGACCCGTCACGCAGTAGAGTCTGACCCCCCTTCGGGCGTTGTCAAATCGCCCGACGCGGTCGCCTCCTTGCCCACGATGCCCCACCGCACCGCCGCCAGCAGGGCCAGCAGCTCGCAGTCGTGGGCGTGGTTGTCCTTCTTCCCCTGGGGGAGCAGCCAATGCGCCTTCCCCGTCCGGCGGTCCTTTACCCGCACCTCCGCGTTGAGTTGGTCAACGTACTCCGGCGAGGCGTCCCGGGCATAGGTGAACACCCGCCGCGTCCGCAGGCCATGAAGCAGGTCCTTGCCGGCGAGGTTCGACCAGACGATCAGTTCGGCCTTCTTCGGAAGCCCAGGGACCACGATGCGCTGCTTTTCCGAGTAGAAGCGGCGCACCGTCTTCCAGTCCCGGTCGCTGACCGCGAAGTCGTCCGTCCCCGATCCCTTCGCGCACTTCCACCCCCGCCGCGCCGTCTCGCGGTAGACCTCCCCCGTGTTGTCTCCCGAGTCCACCAGGACAAGCGCAGGGTGGACCCCGTGCGCCTTCCCGAACGCTTCGACGTTGCCCCAGGTGTCCACCTTGGCGAAGGCCAGCAGCCGCGAGTGTCCCGACTTCGCCCACCGACGGACCACCACCCAGAAGTGACCGCGCTGCACGTCCACCCCCATCGTGCGGAAAGGGATGCTCCCCGCCGGCGCACCGTCCCGGTCCACCACCTTCGCCTTGGGCGTAATCACCGCCTCGTGTTCCCACTCGTCCGCCATCGCGTAGTCGGACGCCGCCGCCGCGCTCACCATCTCCCCGCCCTCCTCCGCCCACGGCATCGCCAGCCGCTTCTGCTTGAAGATGCGCCGCGGCTCGTCGTCCCCGTAGACGTCCGACGCCTCCTTGGCCTTCAGCATCATCACCCCGAGCTCGCCCCAGGACATCGTCGCCAGCGAGTTCCAATGCAGGCCGACGTGCCCCGAGTTCGACGACGCCTTCGTCGCGATGAACGTCCCGCCAGCGTTGGCCTCGTAGCGCGTCGCGTTGTTGTCCGGCAGACGCGTCAGGCAGGAGACGCACTCGTACGTCGTCCCAGCCGCCACCTTCGCGTGGTCCCACTCCGGCCCGGACTTGGCCTCCTCGGGGAAGCGGATCTGCTCCCAGACCCACGGCTGCAACGTCCCGCACTTCGGGCACTTGAAGTTCCACGTCCGGCAGTCCGTCGAGTCGTGGAGCTGATGGAACTCCGACCCCGCCAGACCGCCCTGCGACATGAACACCCGCTTGCCCATCCAGCCGAAGGCCGTCACGCGCGCGCTCGCCTCCGCCAAGTGACCAGGCGGCCACAGCCAGCACTCGTCCCCGATGACGTACCGCAGGGACAGCCGCTGGAGGTTCGACTCGTTCCACGCCCCGCGGCAGTAGAGCGTCATGCGGTCGAAGTCCGCCGTGGTCGAGCGGTCCATGTCCTCGTCCTTCAGCCGCCCCGCCACCGGCGCACAATGCCGCCACAAGGGCCGCAGATAGCGCAGGGCGAAGTCCTTGGCTTCCGGGTCGTTGGCCTGGAGGACCATCGTCGGGCCGCTCGCATTGGCGACGATGTGACACGTCAGCAGACGGGCAAAGAGGGACTTGCCGGACTGAATGGACGCGAGGACCGTCAACAGACGCACCTCGGGGTCCGCCGCCAGCCGCAGGGCCTCCCCGATCCACGGCGTCCGCTCCGACCTAAACGGCCCGGGCAACGGCGAGTCAGGGATGGCCGCCACGTTCGTCTCCAGCCAGCGCACCACGTCCCCGTCGTCCGCAGGCCGCAGCACCTCGCGGCCCAAGGCCAGCAGCTCAGCCCGCGTCATGCTCGGACAGGTCGGCCTTCACCCGACGCACCCACGACTCCAACGCCTTCACCGCCTTCGCCGGGTTCTCGGGGTTGCATTGTTCCGCCACGTCCAACGCCAGCTTGTCCAGGCGATTCACCACGTCCGCCGCAAGTTGCCGCATCGCGTCCGCCGCCTCCGTCGATTTGATGTAGTCGCGGACAAGGATCGCACGCCGCTCCGCCTCCTCCTCCAGATTGACCAGCGTCTTCAGGGATTGGTTGTATGCGGTCTGGTACTTCCCCTGGTTCGGGTCCCCGCCCTCCATCGCCGCACGCCAGACCGACTGCGCCTGGGCCACCAGCCGACGATGCTCGGCGATGGTCCCCGCCAGCGTCCCGTCGTCCAACGCCGCCGGCTCCGCCTTCGGGGCCGCAGCCCGACGTGCCACCTTCCGGGCTTCCCTCCACGCCACCGCCGCGTCCACCGAGTCGCAAGGCATCCCTTCGCCACGCAGGACCGACACGCGCTGCGGCGTGATCCCGAGGGCCTGCGCGAGGTCCAGGTTGGAGGGCGGCTTGGGCATTTGTTATTTTGTGAGGTTTTCGCGGGGTATTTTGTAAAAAAGACGAGCGGTGC